CGGTCACCATACGATTACACGCGGTTCTACAAAATAGACGCGAAAGATGATAATATCGCCGCACAAGAGGGCATCCGTCTATTTGTTGAAGAGATGGAGAAGCTTTTCGGATCAAAGGATTGACTATGCCAACACCGGGCCTTGTTCCACAAAACCTTCGCCTTCTTGGCGCGGAAGAGCCGTCAATTGCTGATACGGGCGATGTGCAAGTAGAGATCGAAGAAGGCAAGCCCGGTTATGAAACTGACGATAGCGGCAATATCTTACGCATTGAACATCCTGATGGCTCTGTCAGTATTTCTCTTGATGGTAAGCCTATAACAGAGAAGTCAGAAGCAGAGCGCGCCAGAACATGGTTTGCGAACCTTGTCGAAGATATCGATGAAGGCGAACTGCAGCGTGTCGCTGACGAACTGATGAAAGGCATTCAGGACGATATCGACAGCCGCAAGGAATGGATCGAAGACCGTGCGCAGGGCATTAAGCTGCTTGGTCTTAAGATTGAAATCCCCGGCCTTGCAGGCGCGTCTGACGGCGCTCCTGTCGAAGGCATGTCCAAGGTTCGCCATCCGCTTTTGCTGGAGGCCTGCCTGCGCTTTCAGGCCAATGCACGTTCAGAGCTGTTGCCCACTGATGGCCCGGTCAAGATCCGCAACGATGCTGTTGGCACCACGGTAGAGCATGACTTCACAGCCACAGCGTTGGAGAAGGATCTAAACCATTACCTGACCAGCGTAGCCACAGAGTATTACCCAGACACTGACCGCATGCTGTTGATGCTGGGTTTTGGCGGCACAGCGTTTAAGAAGGTTTACTTCTGCCCGCTACGTAATCGCCCTGTTAGCGAAAGCGTTGATGCTGATGACTTGATCGTCAATAACGCAGCTACTGATCTTTCGACTGCAAAGCGAATCACGCATCGCGTTTACATGCGTCCATCGACGGTAAAACGTCTGCAGATCTTGGGCGTGTATCGTGATGTTGATTTGGGTGTGCCTAAGACGCCTGATTTGGATTCAGTGCAACGCGCACAGAATGATCAGCAAGGCATCGCGCCAGAGACATACAACCCTGAAGACCGCGACCGTGAAATCTATGAATGCTATTGCGAATTGGATATCGCAGGGTTTGAACACAAATACAAAGGCAAAGAATCGGGACTAGAGATCCCGTACCGCGTCACCATCGACGTATCGACAAAAGAAATTCTGTCGATTGTGCGCAATTACGACGAAGATACGGCAGAGTTGCCCGAAGCGCGGCAAAACTTTGTCAAATATTCGTTTGTTCCCGGCATGGGCTTTTACGACATTGGCTTGTTGCATATACTTGGCAACACAACCAACGCGGTGACAGCTGCATGGCGCGAAATGCTAGACGCAGGGATGTACGCAAACTTCCCCGGCTTCCTAATGGCAGAAACAGGCGCGCGCCAAAACACAAACATCTTCCGCATTCCACCGGGTGGTGGGCAAGTGGTGAAGACAGGCGGCATGCCGATCAATCAGGCGGTTATGGCTCTGCCATACAAGGACCCGTCTTCAGCCCTGATGACACTTGTTGAAAACATGGCACAGACGGGTATGCGGGTAGGCGGCACCAGCGAAATGCAGGTTGGTGAAGGCCGCGCAGACGCGCCAGTGGGGACCACACTGGCCATGATTGATCAGGCCACCAAGGTCCTGAATAGCGTCCACAAGCGCATGCATTCGGCACAGGCTGATGAATTCAAGCTTCTAGTACGTACCTTCCGGGAAAACCCGGAGAGCTTCTGGAACCGCCTGAAGCGGCCTACAACCGAATGGAACGAACAGACATTCCTTGGCGCGCTAAACGACTGTGAATTGGTCCCACAGGCCGACCCCAATACTGCTAGCCAGACCCAGCGCATGATGAAGATCATGGGCTTGAAGCAGCTTCAGCAAGCTAACCCATCGATGTACGATCCAATCGCCATCGATACGGCTGCTTTGAAGGCTATGGGCTGGAGCAATCCAGAACAGTTCTTGGCACCGAAGGATGCACAGGCTGCACCGCCGCCAGAACTGCAACAGATCCAAGCCAAGATCCAGACGGATCAACAGAAGGCACAGGCCGCTCTTATGTCTGCCCAGATCAAGGGTCAGGAAGTGCAGCAACGCGGCCAGATAGACATGATGAAGGCGCAGGCAGACGCTATGCGCGCACAGGCCGACATTCACTTTGCGCAGCAAGAGATCCACGAAAAGAAAAAAGATCGCTTGTCGCGTGAACGTGTGCAGATGATTGATCTTGCGCAGAACCTTGCTGTGCATCCAGAAAGTGTGGGGGTAGTAGAGCCTCTCTTAGTTCCGGCCATGGAGGACATGGAACGTGAACAGAGAGAACAACAAATGCAGCAGGGTGGTATTATGCCTCCCGGTATGGGAGGTCAGTAATGGCTAGCGCAAAAGGATTTGGAGTTAAAGGGGCTGCAGCTGGTGCAGAGCGTGGTGCATCAAAAAGCATTCTAAATGAAGAGCTTCAAAGCACATTAGATTTGCTTAAGTCTACTCTGGCAAAAGATGCAGAGCGAATTGCAGCTGGTCAAAAGCCGTTTTTCAAAAGCCCAGAAGAAGCCGCCGCATATTGGGATAAAGCTTATAAAGAAATTTCAACTGGGGTTACTAAAGGTATTTACCCAATTGGCCCCAACGCGCCACGCATTACATACAAAAAAGATGGCCAACTTTTTACGCTTAATCGTGACGTAAAGCCGCCTGAAGGTGCAGAGCGCGTTAGCCTTACGAATGCTGATATTCTTAAGATGATGCCGCCCCGTCCGCAAGTTACACCAAAGCCTGCCGGGGAACCGAACGCTTATAACAACCCACCGCCGCCTGAATACACATCCCGTGTAGCATCATCGCCATCTACACAGGAAGCTGTGCAAATTGCAAAAGAAACGACAGCTGCTCCTAGCGCTGAAAGATTATCGCCACGATTAACACCAACATCACCTTGGGAGAAACCCGGCTTTACACCGCGTGTCAGCCCAACCACGCCAGAAGCAATTACACCACGGGTTCGTGATCTGGTAGATCCAGCATTAGTTCTTGGCGCGGGGGGTGCTGGTGCTTATGCTCTTGACCCAAATGCAGCCAAAACAATGGCGCAAAATATTCTTCAAACGCAATATCAAACACGCGCTGGAGATAGCAGCCCCAATCACGACATGATGCCTTATATGGGATCTGGCGTATCTGAACAGCCGGATGATTTTCGTGATAGCGGCATTCCGTTTAAGCAGCCAGTTGGCGTATCGTATGACTACAGCGATTTTGCGCCAAATGGCGGCATGAATGACGGGTCAATGACACCGCCAACGCCGGATCAATCTGGCCGTGAACTTGGGCCTTTTCCAGAGCGTCAGATGGGTCAGGAGCAACGTTTCCGCCCAGCATCATATGAAGGGCAGGCCCAGCGCTTTCCGCCAATGGGTGCCGTTTCTACAGCGCGCCAAGTTATTCAGCGCGCACAGAATAGCCCTACAGCACAAGCGCAACAGGCTGCAGCTGTTATGCAGCAAAGCCCAAATGAACTGACAGTGCAAAGAAGCGCTGATCAGGGTCCTAATGCTTTGACCCGGTTTATTCGTGGTGATTTCCGCGAAGGTGCCGATCAGCGCGTTATGGAGGCTATGCGCCGCCAGCGTGAAGAAAGCGGTGTAGATAGTTCTACTATGGCGCGTGGTGGTGCTGCACCGAAAAAGTCAAACAAGGACGATGTGCTGCATAAAGCGCTTGAAATCATTCATCACATGCTTACACGGCGCTAAACAATGGCTGATGATAAAGACAAATCCGTCTGGCAACATGCCCAAGATGCCTTAAATTGGATTGGCAACACAAAAGACCGGATGCGTCAGCAATCATTAGACTATCTAGTTGATCAAGGCATGGATGTTAATGATGCCTTGCGTGCGGCCAATAGTGTAGGCCGCAAAGTAGACCGGACTAATCTGATTTCACAGGTTGTGGCTGGCGGATTATCACGGCCAGTAGCAGCGGCACAAATGGTTGGCATGGGCCAAGACATTGGCGAAAGCCTTATGGGCGCTGGTGAAGAGCTTGGTTCAGCTGTTCAAGGGCGCGCCAAGGGCGGACGTTTGCTGCAAGACCAATACCCAACGCATTACATGCCGCATGTAGGAAGACAAGTTATGCAAGATGGTGGCGATCCAAAGGATGTAGTAAACAAAGCTCTTGCTTTAACGTCTGGCGCGCAGCCATCAGCGCAAACTGTTGCTAATCTTGTTAAGCGCGGCCAGCCAATTGCACCACCAACTGCAGATCCTACAGATGAAGAGCTTGCAGCCGCCCGTGCTGATACGCGCGTAGGCAATCAAATTGTTGCGCAGCGATTGAATAAGATCGTTCCTGAAAGCAAACGTGTTTACAAAGGGCAGTATACGCCCGGCGCACCGGGTGGCGGTCGCTGGTCAGACCTTGGAGACGAAGTTCTTAGCCGTCCGGGTGCTGGATTTAACGTTAAAGACAAAGAATTACAGCAACTTTGGGATGAAGCTGTTAATGAAAGTTCTGCCGCAGCGAAGAAAGCGGCTAAAGATTTTAACGTTCGCCCTACATTTCATGCAAAAGATTGGGATCAGGCTATGCGCCTGCCCTTAAAAGATCATCTCTGGTACGAATTGTCGGGCGAAAAAATGGCTGAAAACCTTCCAGACCTGTCTGGACAGGAATTCATGCGCATGATGGATTTGGTTGGTGCCACTTCTGCCCGTGCAGCACCCGATGAAAACCTTGAACGTGCGCTTGCAGCTATGTCGCAGCACCTTCGTGGCGCGCCAATTGACGTTGATTTGACCCAACCTGACACTGTTAACCGCGCTATTTCGCGAATGGGGCAGGAATCATCTGCTCTTCCGGGTAATAAAACAGGACAATTTTCTGATACGCTTACATTAGCAGGCGGCGTGCCTACACGTTTTCCAATTTCGGTGAATGATGTGTGGGTTGGTAAGATGTTTGGCGTTCCTGACAAGGTAATGTCATCTAATCAGTCGCTTCATGAACCAATGGCGATCTATTTCAACAAATTGCGTGACATGTACAACGAAAGACATGGTCACGAAGTGCCATTTGACTATCAATCATGGAATTTTCAGGCTCCTGCGTGGGTTCATTTGCGAAATAAAGAAGCAAATGCAGAATCTGGTGATGCATATCATCAGGTTTGGGGCAAAATTATTGGAAAATTGCAAAATGCTGGTGTTGAAGGCATCGATGGCGATAAAATTACGCGCCAAGCAATGATGGACCCACGTTTTGCTGATGCTTTGCGTCGTACAACGCAAGAATTCCGCGAAGCACCAAAGGCTACGGTCGAACTTGGCACCAAATTGACGCCAACAGGCCTTCGTGCGCATGAATTGTACAAGCAGGCCATTGCTGCAGGCGATGATAAGACACAAAAAGACTATGAAAAGGCTCTTGTCACGGCCATGTACGCCTCTGCACGCGGTAAGGGGCATGGCTGGGAGCTTTTGAAGAAAGCTATCACTGGCGATCTGTCGAATAAATCAGATATCACCCGCATTGTGCAGCCTACAGCCGATGATCCATTTACCCATGGCGGAACATATGAAAATGAAATGTCGCCAAATATTAGAATTCCGCTTAAAGGAATGACGCCGCAGCAAATTCAATATTTCAATGCTATTGCAGGTAAACATCTGAACCAAGGCGCAATGGCTGCGTCACAGGTTTTGCCTGTAGACCCAAATCAGGTTCCAAGGGATGGATATGTGCGCGGGCACAGTGTTTTTGTGCCGACAACTGACGGTATGAAAAAGGAAGATATCCGCAAATTTGCAAGCGAAATCAATCGCTTGGGGCATAGCATGAGTTACACAAGCTATCCTAACGGGTATGTTTTCGATATTAACCCGCAATTTACCGATGATGGCGTTAAGGGGATCGACCACAATACGCTTGCAGATGCCTATGACGTTACGCTAGCACCTAAGTATGGCAAGCCTGCATTATTCGCCCATGACTACAAATCGGAATATCAAACACAGCCAGAGTACGGGAAGCTTCGTACAAAGCTTATGAAGGAGATGAACGATGACTTCATCAAAGAAGCCGTCCAAGCAGGCACACCAAAAGATTACGCACGGCGTATCGGTCAAGGGTCATCGTTACCCTCTGACGTCTCTAAAGGAACTGCAAAAGCTTGGGATCGGTACAGAGGGCGACTTTATCATCTCCTCTTTGCCGAAAAAGAATTCCAAGACCTAGCAAAGCGCGTTGAAGATGCGCATGGCGCGTTCATTCCTAAAGCAGAAGCACGTCTTGCAAAGCTTGCTAAATCACAAGCGCCCCAGACGCCTCCTGCCGCGCCAGAAGAGCCTACGCCAACAATGGCAGAAGGTGGCACTGTTCATGAACCGCACCAGCGCGCGGAAGAGCAGGGATATTCTATTAAGGGCTATCATGTGACGCGCGGCCCACGCGCCAAAGGTATTAGCAGCTCTGGGCGGTTTTCTTTAGAACATGCAGAAAACCCCGGTGAAGAAGCGATATTTTTTTGGGATAACCCAGAAGCAGCAAATGACTGGGCGCATGCTTTAACGCAAACAACAACATTTAACCCCGACAAAATGACAGAACGGGATAAGGACAGGTTTGAACGTCACCAAACTTCAATTCTTCCAGTTAGAATTAATCCCGGTAATCATGCAGAAGTTGATTGGCCATCCTTTGCTGGAACACATAGTTACAACACCGATGCAATGTCTAAATTAATTAGCCACGCCCAAGATCAAAACATAGACACGCTGCGAATTAAAAATATGCAGGAAGATGAATATAAAGAAAACCCACCTGACCAAATTGCGGTTTTAAATCCACGGTTGATCCGTTCGGAATACGCGAAGTTTGATCCTGCCCGCCAGCATGAAAATGACATTGGCGCGGCCACTGGTGGAGAGGTCAACTAAACCTTAACAAGGTTCTTTTTGACGAACAGTTGCACCTATATTGCATAGCTGTGAAACGTGGTATTTTCCACTGATGCAATTGCACCGGGGGACGCCCCGCACTAGCTAGGAGCTATTATGTACGGTGAAGCTAAAAAGGCCCGCACGGCCATGAAGAACAAGGCCAAGCGCCTTGCTTCAGAGAAATCAGA